TGACCGGGCCTTTGAGCACGCCGTAGGGGAATGTCACCACGTCGTCGAGGAACGCGTTGAGCGCGTCAGTCCAGCCGCCTTCGATGAGCTGGTCTTCCATCTTCAGCTCCATGCGGTCAACACGCTCATTGGCCTCTTCGCGCAGCTTGCGCATCGCTGCGTCTTTCATCTGCATGGCCGCTTCGCGTAACTGCACTGGGTCTGGAGGGGCCATGCCCTGCTCCATCAAGGCCTGCAGCTGCTGCTGCATGCTGGCCATCAGCTCTTGAATCAGCTCGGGCGGCAGCGTGGGCTCGGGTGTAGCCTCAAGGCTCCACGGCTTGTCTGTACCTGTGCCCAGCAAGGTATCACGCAGCCAGCTGGTCGCTGCGCGGCACTTAACCGATGTCAGCTGGATGTAAATCTCCGAGCCGCCTTGGCGCTTGATGTCGGCCAGCTTGTCCGGGTCATACTCACCGTTGCGCTGGCGCAGGCACTGCAGCATGCGCTCCTCGATGGTCCGCTTGGCTTCTCGGGCGGACTCCCAGCGCTTGCGTGCGTGAGCGGCCAGCCCTTGGATCACAGGCTGAGCCTGCATGTCCGTGTTGCGTTTTTGCGACTCGCGTTCCAGATCGGAACTGCGAGCTACGGGGATGAGTGCGATGCCTGTTGCCATAATTTAGTTCCAAGGAGTACCGGGAGCGGATGCGTTTGGTCCAGCAACCAGTACGATGTTGAAGAACGTACTGACGGAGTTGTTGTTTGAAGCCCCGATAGCCGTAGCCCCAACGCAATTCTTTTCTGGTATGACGTACGGAAACGCAAAGTCGTACTGCACCGACCCGTTGTTCATCGTAGTTATAGCCCCCACACGCAAAATTTCATCTGGCCCGTGCTGCTTCAAAAACGATGTAATAGCCGAAGAGCCAGACTCTTGACCAGCTGTAATAACGCCTGAAGTCATAAAGCCGGTGTGCCCTGCGGGTACGCAGAAGTGGGCGGTAGTGCGCTGGTTGTAACCAACAGCGATCATGTCATACAAGACTGCAGGAACGCCCGCTGTAATCGTGCCGGTCCCAACATTGATGTTCCCAGCGTTGGCACCGCCAGTGCCCGCTGTGACAACGTAGAGGTAATTCACGTACTTGTATGAGTTTACCGTGTTCACAGCAGTCTGGCCGTTTAGCGTAACAGTCTCGCTAACCTCGTTGAAGTCACCGTCTACGCCGCCAATATACACCGTGCGGGCACCTGTACCTGCTGCCGCGTCGCTTGCGCTGCTGGAGCTGATCTTTAGCACCGATGCAACCGCAGGGTGTGGAACAGTGCCGCCATCAGGCCACACGGACTCTTCTGTCTGGTCAACATCAGCGTTGTAGCCAAACACTTGTACAACACGGTGGCCCGGAACCTGCCCACGAGCTACCTGCATGGCGAAGTCCTCGTGACGTCGTTCAGAGGTAATTGACGGATAAAAAGTAGACACAGCTGTCTCCAAGAGTTACCCGATTGTACGCTGGCCCGCCGAGGGGTCAAGTGTAGGCGTACGCCGACTTCTTAACTTCCCGCCTCTGGGGTGCTATTCCAAACCCCCGGATGTTCATGTCGATCACCGCCGAGCCGTACTGCAGAGCGTCGTGGACGTGGGACCACTCGTTCTTGTCGGGCTTGTCCTCCATCTCGCCGTTCTTCTTGACCTTGTACCGGTAGCCCGAGCGGAACCCTTTGATGAGCTGTGTGCACGACGGCGACACCAAGAACATGGCCTTGCCTTCGAGCTGCTGGCTGAGCAGGCGCTCCACGGCTGCGATGCGCTTCTCCGGGTCGTTGGTCGGCGGCTTGACGCACTTATACCCCGCGTCCTTGAGCGCGTCAACCAGCGTCATCTCGTTGAGCTGCTGCTTCATGAACCCTGCCGGGTCTGGCGCACAGACGAACGTGTGCCCTTGGTAGTTGTTGCCGATGAACGGATTGAGCTTGGTGTTGATGAACGTCTCGATGCCCATGTTCTCCGAGGTGATCTCGTCAAGCACCAGCACGCGACCACGCGGGTCTCGCTGCATGAACACAGCCGAGGGCGTGCGCCCGAAGTCAACCCCGATCGTGATGGGATAGCCCGAGCCGACCACGGGCCTGAGCCTTTCCTTGGCCACGTGGAAGTCCGACGTGAACGTCTTGTCGTACACCGGCAGGCCCGAGAGGCTCTTGCCCCACTTACCGTGGACGTACACGTCAATCCAGTCCTCGGCCTTGCCCTCGCACAAGTCCTCGTAGTAGTTCGACGGCAAGTGCTGCACCCAGTCCGCCTCGTCGCTCAGGCCACTGGGCTGTATGGTGACGTGTACCTTCTCCGGGTCGGCGTTGGTGAGGTACTGCTCCCAGTGTGCGTCGAGGTCAGGTGGGTTGGTCGCGCCCCAGACTTTCTTGACTTGGTTGCCCGCGTCGTCCACGCACCCCTGCACCGGGTTTCCCTTGTCATCGACCCCCCACTGTGGTCGGTGCGGCACCATCATCCCGTTAGGGTAACGACCCAGTCGGCCAGTGAGCGCGTCGAACACATCCGAGTTGATCTCGCGCACCTCGTCTACCATGGCAAACGACAGCTGCAGAGACAGGAGACGACGCACGTCGTTGGCATCATCGAGCCCCCGGAACAGCACATCGCACTCCACGTCGTCGAACTTCAGCACGTAGCGCAGCTCGGTTCGCATGTACACACCTGCTTGGCCTTCAGGGAACAACGCAAGAAAATCTTTGATCGTCGAGTCCAGCAACATCTGGCGCGTGTTACGCACAATGGCACAACGCGATCGGCGGATGCCGTCTGCGCACGCTGCGACCTTCTTGGCCTCGATCGGAATCTTCATCAAAGACGCAGTGGTCTTGGTTGAACCCACTGGCCCCACGATGAACGACTGGAACTTATCGGACAGCAGGTAGGGGGTGACACTCGGCACCGGGGTGTAGTTGACGCTCATGTGTAGTCGTCTCCGGCGTAGACGTAGTTCTCGTCTTCGATCAGCAAAATCGTTGGTTTTTCTGCGATTTCATTGTTTTCGACCGTTTTTTGCAGATTTTCTGCATTTTCCGCCTCCAAAACGATGGTTTTTGCAGGCGTCTGACCCACCGTTGGGATGTTGATCGTGATCGAAAAACCGGGTCCAGCACCTGCATTTGAGGTGTTTTTGGGCTTCAAATCGCCCCAATCGACCAGATTTTCGAGGATTTTTGCCCTCACAGCCGCTGGAACGTCAGGGTCTCGGGCCATATGGTACGCACTGGGCAGCAAATCCTCCGCCAACACCCTGCTTTTGGCTGAAAACGAGAAGCCGCTGTCCTTGAGCTCGGCCTTGTACGCGTCTACGTACTGCTGAAACTGTGGATTCTTGGCAATCTCATCGTATTCTGTCTGCGTGAGCCCTTCGCTGGCAATGATCTCTGATGTTGGCCGCATGGCCCCCACCAAATTTCTGGCAACGGACAAGGCAAGGCTGCGCAGGAGGTGGTCAGCGTTGATGGATGAATGCAATTGGGTCTCCTCAGCGAAAGCTGTCTGGAAATTTCAGTAACCCGAATGTAGCATGGAAGCTGGCGACCGGGAACCCCCAATCCACGCCGACCTTCATGGCTATGAGCCATGCGTCATCACGCTTAACCAGCCGGGATATTGTACACGTACGGGGTTGGAAAATTTTTGGAAAAATAAATTGGTAGTTTGTTGTATACGTGTGGGGTATTAAAAAATTGACCTTGTTGAGAGAGTGACGGATATATGGGTGGGGGCGGGGGTACCCCCATGGGGGGCCGGGTGGGGGTGCCTACTATCACCTGCCACTCCACCGCGCTGCCCTGCCCATGCTATAATCATCTCACTAACTTACTGGAGATTCAAATGAAAGACACCCTCTTAGCTATCGCGATCGGCCTCACAATGTGCGCTCTCTTGCTGCACTGGTTGGATGCTTTGTTCCCATGATCGTGGCCTTCGGGCCTTGCCCTACTACTATCACTCCAGTATGCGACTGCCCACGCCATGCCTGAGCCCCACAGCCTAGCCAGCCCCGCCGACTACTATCACCCGTGGCCAGTCCCATGGGATTAACTGGTGGACATACCCGCCAGATATGGGTTATAATTGACCCATGGACAGGCGATCGGGCCTGCCCTAGGGGGTCTCCCCCGCACGCGCCGGGCGTTTTCCCGGTTAATTGTTCACTTGGAGATTTTCTCATGACCGCAATCAAAAACGCTTTTGAAGCCGCTGCCGCTGCAGCCCCCGCCATTGTCGCCCATCGCGACACCGCCACCGCCGCCTTGATTCTCAAAGCGGGCAAAGCCGCCGCCAGTATGCTGCAGCTTTGCAAGGAAGCCGGGAAAGCCGCCAGCGCTCAATTGAACCCGGCTACCCCTATCGGTCAACGTATCGCTGACGTAGTCGCGCTTTATGCTGATGATTTCAAAACCGCCGGTCACAATGTCAAAGCGCTTTTTGTTGACGCGCTGACACTGCACGCCGCCGCGCAAACGCCCGTGACTGTTTCGGCCATTGTGGACGGTAAAAAGGCAGACGTGCACGTGACAGCCGCCGAAGCCGCCGCCATGCCAAAGCACGCAATGCGCGAAGCCGCAAAGCAGGTGCGCGAAAGTATCGGCACCGCTCGCAAGGTATCAGCCAAGAAACCCGCCGCCAAAATGCCAGCCGCCGCGCCAGCCCCTGACATGGTCACCGTGACCGCAACGGAAATTGACGGGTTTTCACAATGGCTCGCAAACCTTGACGCGTATTTCACAGACGCGGTTTTCCACCAGAAAATTGTGGCCCGGTTGATTGACTGTGGTTATGTTGTCACAAAAGCCACCACTGGCAAAGTGATCAAGGGCAAAGCCAGCGCATAACCCAAGGCCGCAAGGCCTTGCCAAGCCCCCTTGCGGGGGCTTTTTTTTTCGCCCGAACTATCACTACTATCATGCCCGCCCTGCTGGCCCTACTATCACGCCCCTGTGTGCGACGAGCTGCGCGTAATCCCATGGGATCAACGAGGAACGACGGATGGGCCACGACGGATGGGCCACGACGGATGGGCCACGACGGATGGGCCACGACGGATGAGCAAAAACGAAAATAGCGGCTGTAACCCGCATGAATCCTAGGGTCCGGTTTTTCGACTATTGTAAAATAAACTGCGAGTAATCCCGTGGGATTAAAAACCCAATGAAATCAACGACTTACGGCACCTAGACCCGGCAAAAGTACCCTGTTAGTTAGTTTAGTAGATTAGTTGATAAATATAATACAGGAAGGTTGAGAGAAAGAGCCCTGTTCAGAACCGTTCAGCCCGGCACCACCCTCCCTACCCCCAAGACTTCTCTCTCATGTCCAAACTACCAACTAATCTGCTAAAGTCCGAGAATCTCCTTTAAAATCAACGACTTGCGTGTAGAGTCCCACTATTTTACTCAGGTATATTTTGTTCCGATTCTTTAGATTTCCCCGCTAATCCCGTGGGATTTGCATGCACGGAGGCCAAAAAGGGCAGAAAATCGTCAGTCTCTGAGACTGATTTGTGTTATCATTAGGACTGATCCGAGACGTCTTTAGGACTGATTGGGTCAGTCAGAAGAATCACACTTTTTGGAGCTAGAACCATGAAAACCTTGACAATCCGCGTTTCCGATGAAGAGCACAAACTAATGCAGGCTGTTGCCACTCGCAGATTCATGTCGATCACAGGCATCACGCGAGCACACTTCAACGCCCTTTTCGTAGAGGATGGGCTGACACTTGACCCAACTGTCGAAGCCAAGAGAGCCCTCAAAGCAGAGGCTGTGCAAGTCACAGTGCAAGAACCTGCAGCTCCTGTGTTCGGCCTGAATGAAGATGGCAGCATAAACCATAGGGCCAGAGTTGCCAGAGCACGAGGCTTTGCAAAAGAGGGCATGCCCAAAGTGCAGGTGGCCAAGGCTATGGGCCTGACGCTGGAGCAGATCGAAGCATCTTGCATCGAGGTGGCCAAGGGAGGGGAGTACAGCGGAGTGCTGCCGTGGCACTCCAGCGAGAGAGCGTTTGCGTTGGAGCGGATGCGGTCGAACCCACACTACCCAATCCCGCCTGATGCCTGACTTGACAAGCTACGGGTATTCTGGTACAATATAGTCTGTTGGGTGGGAAAGCGTCTACAGCGCCGACCCATTCAGCAAACCCTAATCCCACGGGATTAACTCACTTGTTCACTCTCACTCATTTACTTCTTGGAGTTCACCATGTCATATTCCCATGCAGACGTTGGCCATGCTTTTGCAAGCGCCAAAAAATCCCTTGCTGGTTCCCGCATGAACACGCACATGCCAATTAACCCGATGGTGCTGACAAATACTCAGTTCGAGTTGTTGGCCTACGGCATCAGCTTTT